ATGTGCATCTCATGATTTTGTTCTGCAAAAGCTTGTAAAGGTTGACCTAATAAAACAACACTATGTTCTTGTGCAGGATCTTGTGGTTGTGGACCTTTTGGAATTGGCAATATCTGTTCAACATCTTTCACACCTAAAGCTATATACATTCTTCTATAAGCCTCATACAAATTGTGCATTTGAGGTGCAGCTTGTGCTAGTTGTAATTGATTCTGTGCCAACGTCACACGTTGAGACATTGAGAAAATATTTGGATCGGACACAGGTAAGATGTCAATGCTATCATCGAAATCTAGCATTTTTATCTGTCTTGGTCCGCCTGCTACATTGTAAGGATAGATAGGTGGTAAGACTAATTTAAATATTCTTGCTAATAATTTAAATTCTTTTTTCTGCGCATAGTGCAATCTTTTATGAACAGCGGACATCACTTTTGTACCACGTTCCATCAATGCCATAGTAGTGCCTACAGGAGTTTGTGAACTTCCTATTTCTGACATTTGCATATCAGCAACAGCAGCAAACTGCTTACCTGCATCTACACAAAAACCTAGTAAGGACATTAAAACTTGATCTGGCCCTTTATAAGGTAAAGGCATTAAGGCTTCACGAATGACACCGTTTGGTGCATCAACATCTCTAAACTCACCAGGTTGTAGTGGTTGATCATCATCACGAATTCGTAAACCACGTGACTTAAAACCTGCAGGTAAATTAGATAAAGTTCCTGCATCAAGTAGTTGTCTTAACGCTGTTGTGGCAGTTCTAGTCAAACCACCAATCATGTGAATTAAACCAAAGCCATAAAAACCTAGACCAGGTAAAAATTTATAATGTACAAAATATTCATTTTTCTTTTTTAAAGGATCACCCTCATTGTAGTTACGATAAATAGATAATACTTTATTCGTACCTCTATCTATTGTTATTACGTAAGGTAATTTAATTCCGCTAGGCTCACCAGTTTTAAGATTAATATCTTCAAAACCTTCTAAATCTAAATCAACATGCATCTCATAAAGTTCTGCCATGTCATCCATACCATAATCAGTGGGTGTAACACCTTCAATCTGATTCATTTTTTCTTGAACATCATCTGCTGCATCACCCTCATAAGGCTTTAAGGGTATGTCACGATAAAAACCATTGACTTGTTTTTTTCTTAAATCGTTCATAGACATCTTCACAATTTGTGTCAGACGTTCACAACTGTCTAAGTCAGATGCACCATAAGGAACAATCACATCTTCTGCAGGAATAAATTTAGATGTTGCTCTATTAAGATATTCATCAAAGTAAACTTTTTTAAATGCACTACCTGATAGGGGTAATTGAAAAAGTAATTGATCCATCTCTGGATTATAGTCTTCCATGACATGAGTAATCTCATAGTTCATGTAATCTTTTACTCTTTCTGCTGATTGCTGTAACTCTGTTGTATTTGCTCCTACGACCTGAGTTCTTACAGGACCATCACTAGGTAAAAGCTCCACATATGCCATTGCTTGAAATTGTGTAACTGCTTGTGCAAGCATCGGATGATTAACTGATGAGGCACCTCTAAAAGGACGAGTTCTTTCTTCATATTTAAAACCTAATAAGTCTAAACCTTTTGTGTATGATTGTTCCCAATCTTCTCTTGAAGATTTGTCATTTTCAAATTTATCAATAAGTTCACTAGATAGTTCTTGTAAGATAGATTCATCTATAACCTCAGCTAGGTTTTGTGAGAAAGAAGTTTCAACAACTTCGTCTTCCTCTCCTACAACTGCAGAACCATCTTCTTCAATTAAAACTTCTGGTTCTTCATTGTTTTGTTCTAAATCAACTGTTGTGCCAAGATCTTCTACTTGTAAATCTTCGCC